AAATTACAGAGGACATCATGCCCACCAACACCGTCCCTTTGGTCGGGAACACATCGTTTTCCATCTTTCCAATGAATATACCAAAGGGGACTACGAACAGCACAAGGATAGGCAACATGGTCTATAGTGTAGGAGTGCAGGCCAGGATGAACATTACGAACCAGTACAGTTTTCCTGTATACTGTCGCATCATGGGATTGTGGCTTCGTAACCCGGTACTAGGTACCTCAGCGATATCAAACAGAGACTGGCTTTGCACCGATGTGACTCGTCAACGTATTGAGCCAGATGGCACGGCAGCAGAGTTGAATAACTTCCACTACAACAACAAGGATTTCCGAATGATGTTTAATAACACGTTCGTTCTGCAACCGGAAGCAACAAGCAAGGACGACTGGTACTTTAGGCAGAAAAACATTTGGTTTAAGACAGGTCGTAAGCTGCACTTCGATGACCAGGTGTTATCAGGCGACAACACGCCCAATGCCAATTTGCTGTACATCGTTATAATGTGTGGCAGGACTAAGGATATCGGTACGGCTACAGTCGAGGCACAAGGTGTGCAGTTAAAGGTAGAGGCGTCGCTACGCCACTACTTTAAGGACGCGTGAGCGTCGAAGCCCCGGCGACTACGGCGTCGTGTAGTAGGGGGTCGCCCCTGCGTGGCTGCTGCGTCGGGGTGAAACGGGTCCTCGTATAATTTTGGTTAGAAATGTCAAGAGCACTGAGTCGCCGCCCTCCTCGTGTTTTAGCGGACACACCCGCTGAGCGCAAAATGTTACCAATGTTACCTGAACTTCAAGTAAATATATATAGGAAGATTTTTTTCGTTATTACAGCGCAGCGCCGAAAAAAATGCCTGGCTGGTCCGGCCCTAGTTTTGAATGTCTGGCTTTATCTCAGGCTCGCAGTAGGGCACAAGTTGTTCATCAACGATCTTCCATAGGTTCCAGCGGTCCTTCGACAACAGCTCCATGTCGGGCATGCGATTGGTGAACACAACCACACGTGGGGCATCGAACAGACGGTCTTGGAACTTGTAACGGTCGTCGTAACAGTATCCGCCTTTGATCATCTCAATGGCCGAGTAGAACTGGTTAAGTTTGTCTTTGTTAATAGCACGAGGCATGTCAACGAAGTAGCAAGGTTGTGGCCCGACATCATAGCACATGCGCAGCAGATCCTTGAAGTCGTTACAGAATGGGAGTAACTTTCCGAGTCCGTGACAATGGCAGTATTGGACAAGGCACGATTTGCCAACGTTCCCACGGCAGTCTACGATCGAGTCAACTTTTCGTAGATTCCAGACAGTGGTCATGTCGACAATGGTCTGTTGCCATGGTCGCAGGGTTTCCATCTCACGTACCTGTCTGGGGATATATATAGCAACATCTTTGTCAGTCCAAGGTCCGTCCATGCGAGTCTCCTCCTTTTGGTTGTAGAAGTCTCCAGCTTTGGAATCGTGTTCAGGCATGAAGTAGGCATGGTCAGCAGGCAGACCAAGGGCCCCAGCACACTCAGAAACTCGCTTAGGTTGTTTAAAGGAGCAGCGCCCCTGCCAATGGAAGTGACCGGTATCACCTCTCTCTAGCTGAAAGCACCAGCGGCCGCAGGCAGTCTTAAGCTTTGATACGAGCGACAGCCGCAAAGCATCTTCAGGTTCGTGGTAGACAAAGGTCCATCGTTTCAATTGTTTAGACATATGCGAAAAAGTCGAATGTTATTTAAGTAATACGAAACAGTAGATGTTAAATGCCAGCATATAGGAGGCGATATGGATCTCGATTTGGAAAGCGATCAGTGTACAAGCGCAAGCGATCAGGCCACAAATTCTCAGGCAGGAGATATGTCAAGCCAAGCAGGTCGTACAAGAGGACCAGAAGGATTGCTAGCCAAGTGTGTAATAGCCGCACAGAAACAAAGTTCGTGGGACTGGAAATTACAGAGGACATCATGCCCACCAACACCGTCCCTTTGGTCGGGAACACATCGTTTTCCATCTTTCCAATGAATATACCAAAGGGGACTACGAACAGCACAAGGATAGGCAACATGGT